ATAACATTGTGTTGCCAGGCGCGAGGAAATATGTTCCTACTTAACTGGACTTGTGCGTGTTTTATAACCGTAGTCAACTGCCATGATTTTGTCAATTACTGAATGACAAAGACGTTCACCAAGATCAGAGTTCCGCAAAATGGCGCAAAAATTGCTTAACTCATCGGATTGGAGTCCGTATCTCTTCATAATGGCCACGGCTGGAGCTGGCACACGCTCAGCTTGACTGAAGTACATTTTCTGGTACTTTTCCTTCTGGACGATAATCTCAACAACTTTATACTTACCATCTGGTCTTTTGTAACCAGGTGATTTACCTAAGTGGTCAATTAATATACTCAATCCAGAATTCTTGAAACCTTGTAAAACACTCCAGTTTCTCATTCGAGCAGCCCCATAAATTGTTTCGCCTAGTTTTGTGTTGAAAGGTAGATCCATCCAGCATGTTCCCATTCCACGGAGAACTGGTCCGATATTGACAAATGAAGCCATTCGGCCTTGATTACGCCAGAAGGAATGCTTCAAGAATTGGATATCTTCAACATCGTCACAGTGCTGTATTGTGACTTCGTACCCAACGGCAAGAGCTCGTTTGGCTACACGTTGATCCACGTTCTTGATATTCCTACCAAATTCAATAGATATACAAATTGCCGATGAGGCAACATTGTTTAATAATGTTGTTAATTGCGTTCCTGAGAATTCAATTGGTTGTGAACATCTTGCTGTCACAACTTCTTTACTCTTTTTCTTTCCATGTGGGTGATAAATAACAAGTTTTGATTGGCACTGTTGAACTGCCCTGTCTATCAAATCACCTTTAGATGCATGAGAATCAAAGAACCACTTTACACGTTCAAAAACGGCTGGTCCGTTACTTGAATCACATGATGAAATATCCAAATTGTACCAACGCGGCACATTCCTCTCATCATGTATGCGTGCAACCATATCATCAGAAAAGAAAACAAATTGATCAAAGTCTGAATTATCGATCTCAGTAAAGATCGAATCTAATTCATTAGCATCGGTTGAATAGACGAACCTAAGATAGGAGTTGCCAACACGAGTTGGTACACTAAAAGCATACTTCAAAATCGGAACAAGAAAACCGGCCAACAGTGAACCCGGACATGAGTAATCACCAATTAGCCGTGGTTTCTTCCCAACCTTCGCAAACTCAGGCACTTTTATTTTACCTGCTATCTTTTCCATGAACAAACCATTCAACATTTCAGCCTTCCCCATTAATTCTTTGATACTACGTAATCTCAACTTATACTTAGGATGTTCCTTATCACATGCTGCTTTTATCTGCTCCTCTAAATTATCACCAAGTAAATCCATAAACGGCAACATGCGTAATTTCACTTCCGAATAATACGCATGCAACACACGTTCAAGACGATGATGATTCTTAAAAGGATTAATCTTCAAATTATTAAGAGTTTTCAATTCTTCCATTTCTCTCTCCCCAACGATACGCAATAACATACTTGAATAATTATCTATTGTACTACCATAAACACATCTACCACAGACGTCACAACTTGGTCCAAAGTGGGTTGTATATTCGCGCTTCAATCCTATGTCGGTGAACGGTAATCGACCTCCTTTATAATTAAAACTCTTACCGTTAAAGCGATAGTCATATAGTACGTCCCTGATTCCCAACGGGATAAATTGTCCCGCTTCTACCGCGTACTCCCTACAAATACCGCAATATCCCACATCACCGAAGGACATGCGCTGATCCTAGGCATCAATCTCGCCAATCTTGTTTTTCTTGAATCCCAACTCAGTAAGGTAATCAACAGCATCAGCCTGTTGACAACCAACCAGAACGGAATCAGAAATAACTTGATATGGGAGCAACTTACCGAATTCCTTCTTCAATTCATTTTTAATGTTATTAATTGAATTTAATTGTTTATCACGAGCACCTACCATGTTGCGTGCTCTCTGAACAATTAAAGGGTGAACGAGCAACACCATCCAGGCATCAAAGTTCCTTCGCTCAAAATAACCGAGCCCATTAGTGAACAGACTACGGATAAATGAACTCTCAAAACCAATGAACCTGTAATTGCTCAACAATGAATTGATGTTTGTACGATCTGCGTACTTGTTTAACCTTGAGTCCTGTAAGTCATGTGCGACAATATCAGGCATAAATTTTATCCTAGATTCTCCAGTATACCAATCAGTCTTGTCAGACCTCTTGTCCCAGTGCCGATAAAAAGGAGATGCGAAAGCAGCCATGATTTTCCTGAAGAGTGAACGCGTCTCATTAGTAACAAAATAAGGCGCTTGAACCAACTCACCAAGTAAATCTAATTTCTGCTTATCGCTTGCTTTTGTAGACACTTTAACTACATTGACCATATCTTGATAAGGTGACCGCCTTGGCACACCATTATCATTGTAGTAAGCGACAAATTCCAACATTTCTGTATCAACCTCTTCCTTGATAATGTGACCTTCAGTCAATTTTTGATTGATTTCAAAGTTCATTTCCGCCATCTTACAACGGACGTCAAACGTGGTGCTCAACTCCGCGTAATCCAACATGACTTTCCTAACCCTGAGTTCACTTAATTTTTCATCATTATCAAGTATAAGAGCATTATACTGTTTGAGGAAATCATTCATGATGACTTCTTCATTAAAATCCGGATCATTCTTTTTAAAAAGGATCAACTTATCAATTTCGGTATCCATTAATTTACGTGTTTTATCCACAGTGCCTCGGATCTCCTCTCGAACCTCAGAGGCAGCAAGATGCGTGTATTTATTGTTAACAAACTGCTGTTCTGCTGCAGCATGAAAATCCTCATGTTTTTCACCGGAAGCCTGGACCTGAGCGTGCGTCAATTCTTGATCTCCTAGTACAAAGCCCAAACCTGAAGTGGCATCGTACGTAAAATCACTCTTCTTGAAAGCAACACACCCATCCTTCTTCTTTTCTTTCTTCGCATTATGGATTTCTATTCTTTGTACATCAACATCTCTTGGTCCAAAACCCCCAAGATTCTTTTTATTACCTGTCCCTGGACTCTTTCTGAATCGATTAGTATCTGCCTCCTTTTTCCTACGTTTATTATTATTATAGGGAGAATCGATCCACCCATCTTCAGAGATTTCACCATGTGATCCTGCATTAGCCGGTGAATTACGATGAGCATTACGTTCATTCATAAACCACCCATGGCGCAGCAGAAATTCCTCATACCCTTCCGGATGCAACTGAGATACTTCCATCACCACCTCATCAAAGTCAGTCCACCAAAATGGACGTCTACAAATAGGGCAGTGGCATGCCACACCTTGTGACATCACAATTCTCAATGTGCACCGGGAGCAAATCTCCTTCTCATGATCACAATCATAGATCACTGAATCACTAAAGTCAAAGAATTGCTCATAACATATTGAGCATTCAGACAGGAAGGTTAGGTCTAGTTCGGATCCGTTGACATGACACATTTCCGCGCTAAGCCACCCCTTTTCATTCGCTGACAATTCAAACGCCAGGTCTTCACTAACCATCTCTTTAACCTCTGTTGCTGTTTCCTCCTCTGCAATGACCCTTTGGCGCGAGTCAACCCACGGTTCGCCATGAACCGCCGAGTGCATACGATTATCAACAACAGGTGGTAGGTCAAAATTAGATCCACGCTCCGACGAAACTACATTCAATTGAGACTCCATGTTCGATTAAGTAGTTGCCGCTCCTAACGGCTTCCCCAACAGGCCTGGGTATTGCCAGTGTTTAACACCATAACCAATTATGCCCTGGATAAGGGTGTTCATATGAGAACAAGCCATTCACACGCTGCCACATAAAAAGATCACCATTTGCCGATGGTGTTGGATACATTACTACTAACTAAATATAATGCTTAGGCGTGCTACATGTTTATAATTTTGATACGTCAAAATGACATATTAGTAACCGATCATTCGCCGAGTGGTGTAGGACGTTGCTGCACCACCAACTGGACCAAGCAAAGCAGACCCGATAGTTGACAGGCCTGCAGTTGCTAAGCTTTTCACCGCACTGACGGCTACGGGCTTCAACTCTTGTGCTACTTCCCCTAAAGCATGAACCATCAATTGCGCCATGGACTTGCCTGGGTGTGCAACTTGTAGTTGGGGAATTCGATTACTGGCAGTATTTACCATCTCAAAACCACGCGCGTCTGAATGCGTTGGCGTAGCCATTGGTGAGGCGGACGCACCAACATACTCACAATGCTCGACAAGTTCGAACTCGAAAGTATTGCCGGCAACACCCGTGAAAACAAAGGCTGCAATCGCACCACCGACATTCGTCGCAGTTGCGTCAATTGAGATGTCTTGGCAATAGGGATAAATTGCAAGATTTGGGTTATTTGGGTCATACTCAGGGTATGCGACTTCTTGAGCATCAATTCCAGAACCTCCGATTAATACTTTCTTCGGTGTGATCGGCTCAACACGACACTCTTGATAGGCAGCCAACTGACTTGGCACCATTCCGTTAAGATTGCCGTGATTGGGTTCCACAAGAGAATACACCATACCACCTCGGTTAAGCACGGTTCCCGAATATTGTAGGGAAGCCCCGAACGATACCAACCGACCTGATATCGCTGCGGGGGTAGTGCTACTTCCCGCCAAGGAAGTGTTGTTCCACGACAAATTGCCGAGGTTGGCATTCGTGACACCAGTAGCGGTAATCGATAATTGACCACTACCGGCGTAAGTGCCAGTTGTATAGTATATTGCTTGTGAATTGCTGCTGAGACAAGGAGTCACCATAACGAAACCCCATCCGGCGGTTCCGATAGTTACTTGCTGCCTTATCCAGCCTTTCGCTTTCTGTGATGCTCGCGAAGGAAACGTGGGGATACACGCGCCCTCAGCATTTGGATTCCAAGGATCCGAGATTGCGGTGGCATATTTCAGCGCACATTCGCTCATAGGAAACCCTTGGAAACTCGGCAATGGCGCACGAGCTCGTTTTGGTTTCTTATTCCCGGTAGATTTCTTCTTCTTAGATACCGAAATGTTCGATACCATATTCTTTAATTGCTTAATTTCACTCTTCATTTGCTTGTTCATATTATTATTTCTAGTCATATTTCCTATGTCCCTAAGATTGACTTATCCTTGGAGGTGGGAATAAATAGGTTGTAGATTCTATTCTTATAACGCGTCCCTAGCACTTAAGCTCTCGCGGTGTGGACTTCGTACCGCAGCACAGGTGTCCACTTACTGCCATAGCACCTTACCAGGCGACTTTCATCAGCTAACCAAACTGTGTAAATCTAGTCGCCATGCCACTCTTGCTTTCGAGTGACACCCCCGGGCCGATAAAATGACTCTTCGGCCTAAACGGAATCTTTCAATATTTTCCTGAGTCTCGGACACCCATAGACAAACCTACAGGTCAGAAAAGCCTCCTAAGAGTGAAAAGAG